GTCGAAATCAACGCCAGCGGCAAGTCTGACGCACGCCTGCGGGTGATCTTCGACAACGGAACGGAAAGCAACCTGCTCATGCGGTCGCTGCAAAAGGCCCTCACTTCTGACGAGGCAGGCCGCCGTATCGACGATCCCATTGCGGGGCCGCTGTTCGCCGACCAGCCCCAGGAAGGAGACGCAGCCAGTGGCACCATCTACGTGCTGCGCAGCAAGTCCGATCACCCGATGGTCGCCGCGCACCGCGAACTGGTTCACAAGATCGGGGTGACAGGTAACGGCGTGAAACAGCGGATTGCTGGCGCAAGCCTGCAGCCGACCTTCCTGCTGGCAGATGTCGAGGTGGTTGCAACCTACGAACTCTTCAACATCAACCGGTCGAAACTTGAGAACCTGATCCACAGGATCTTCGACCCCGCAAGGTTCGACGTGGAAATCATTGATCGCTTTGGCCGTCCGTTCGTGCCGCGAGAATGGTTTATGGTGCCCCTCTTCGTGATCGACGAGGCGGTGGAGCGGATCAAGGATGGCACGATTGTCGATTTCCGATACGATCCGAAGTCAGCAAAGCTGGTCAAGGCAGCGCCCTGACCCCACGGCATGGTTCCTCCCGGGCGCAATCCGTATACGGGGGGGCGCAGCGCGGCAGTTGGCTAGCGTGAGGGGATTTCACCGGGGAAGCCAGGCGGAAGCCACTTTGCCGCTGCCAGCCGGAAATCAGACTCAAAATCAGCGGCTTGCGGAATCACGATCTGGCCAAGGTGGATTCTTTTGTGGAATCCAGGGAAGCCACCTCGAGGAAGCCATCTGCATCGGAAGCCACCTAGATGGAAGCCACGTCGGTGCGCTGCGACCCGGATTCCGGAGAACGCATTGATTCAACGACAGAAAACCGATTGACATTTCTAGCCCCCTTGACGTAACGAAGAAGCATCGAAGAACTGCGCCCGGAGAACGCTCTCTCGGGCGCTTTGCTTTTCCCGTCATCGCGAATCCTGATTGTGCCGCTGGTGTCGCTCAGCGCGCGTGTCAGTGCATTCGCCCTTCCCTACATCCGAGACCTGCCCCATGGACCTCGTCTTTGCGCCGAGCCAGATCGAGACTTGGTCGATTGACCGGCTGCGCCCCTATGCCCGCAACGCCAAGATGCATGGCGACGACCAGGTGGCGAAGATCGCCGCCAGCATGGCGAAGTTTGGCTGGACCGTCCCCTGCATGGTGGCCGACGACGGCGAGCTGATCGCGGGCCATGGCCGGGTCCTTGCCGCCACCATGCTCGGGCTGACCGACGTGCCAGTGATCCGGCTCAGCCATCTCGACGAGGCCGAACGCAGGGCCTACCGGATCGCCGACAACAAGCTGACCGAACTGGGCGAATGGGACGAGGCCCTTCTGCGCGACGAGATCGCGGGGCTGCTGGCCGAGGATTTCGACCTGACTCTTCTGGGCATCAGCGACGATGATCTGGACGCGCTGCTGCGGGATCCCGAGGTGCTAGGCGGGGACGGCCCGGTCGAAGGCGAGGATGTGGTTCTGGAACTGCCGGTCACGCCGGTGTCGGTGCCGGGCGACCTCTGGCAGCTCGGGCCGCACCGGCTGATCTGCGGCGACAGCACTGCGGCCGATACGGTCGGGCGGCTGCTGGGTGATGTGCGCCCCCTGTTGATGGTCACCGACCCGCCCTACGGCGTTGAGTACGATCCCACCTGGCGCAACGCCGCAGGCGCGACGAAGACGAAACGCACCGGCAAGGTGTTGAACGACGACCGCGCCGACTGGCGCGAGGCTTGGGCCCTGTTCCCGGGCGACGTCGCCTATGTCTGGCATGGCGCGTTGCATGCGGCGACCGTCGCCGACAGCCTGGTGTCCGCGGGCTTCGCCATCCGGTCGCAGATCATCTGGGCCAAGGACCGGCTGGTCCTCAGTCGTGGCGATTACCATTGGCAGCATGAACCCTGCTGGTATGCGGTGCGCGCCAAGGGCAAAGGCCACTGGGCGGGAGACCGGAAGCAAACCACACTGTGGTCGATCGCCAACCGGGATCAGGATGCCGACACCGTGCATGGCACGCAGAAGCCGGTCGAATGCATGCGACGCCCGATCCTGAACAACTCGAGCCCCGGCCAAGCGGTGTATGAACCCTTCATGGGGTCCGGCACGACACTGATCGCGGCCGAGACGACAGGCCGGGTCTGTTTCGGTGTGGAACTGAACCCGGCCTATGTCGATGTCGCCATCGAGCGCTGGCAATCCTTCACCAGCCTGGAGGCTGTGCTGGCGGAGACCGGCGAGAGCTTCGCCGCTCTGAAGGCTGCGAGGCTCGCGGCATGAACGCGCCTCTCCTGCCCGGCCGGATCGAGAACTGGCCCCTCACCCGCCTCCGCGCCTACGCCCGGAACGCCAAGACGCATGATGCCGACCAGGTGGCTAAGATCGCCGCCAGCATGGCCGAGTTCGGCTGGACGGTCCCCTGCCTCGTCGCGGCCGATGGCGAGTTGATCGCGGGCCACGGCCGCCTACTGGCCGCCGCGCAGCTCGGGCTGGCAGAGGCGCCGGTCATCGTGCTGGGCCATCTGACCGAGGCGCAGCGGCGCGCTTACCGGATCGCGGACAACAAGCTGACCGAACTGGGCGCGTGGGACGAGGCCCTGCTGCTCGAGGAACTGCGCGGGCTGCTGGCCGAGGACTTTGACCTCGGGCTGATCGGGATCCCCGAGGACGAACTGGACGCACTGCTGCACGATGCCGACGAACGGGCGGCCATCGACGACGACGCTGCAGACGCCATTCCCGAGGCACCAGCAGAGCCGATCACGCGACCGGGCAACATCTGGCGGCTCGGGCATCACCGGCTGATCTGCGGCGATGCCACCGACCCGGGCGTGGTGGCTCGGCTGATGGAAGGGGCGCAGGCCTCGCTCCTCTTTACCTCCCCGCCCTATGCCCAGCAACGCGACTATGGCGCGGCGAAGGAGAAGGTCGGCGATTGGGATGCGCTGATGCAGGGCGTCTTCGCCACAGCGCCGGTCACCGCTGATGCCCAGCTGCTGGTGAACCTCGGCCTCGTCCATCGCGATGGCGAGTGGATTCCGTATTGGGAAGGCTGGGTAGACTGGATGCGCGTGCAGGGCTGGCGGCGCTTCGGCTGGTATGTATGGGACCAGGGGCCTGGCCTGCCCGGCGACTGGAACGGACGGCTGGCGCCCTCCCACGAGTTCATCTTCCATTTCAACCGCGCGCCCCGGAAGCCGAACAAGACGGTCGAAAGCAAGCACGCGGGCGAGACCCTTGGCGGCGGCGGGCTGCGCGGGGCGGACGGCACGGTGCATCGCAAGACGGGCTTCGGCAACGCGATCCAGAGCCACCGCATCCCCGATTCTGTGTTCCGCATCATGCGCCACAAGGGCGGGTTGGGCGCCGCTGGATCACACCCGGCCGTGTTCCCGGTGGCGCTGGTCAAGGCGGTCCTGGAAGCCTTCACCGATCCGGGCGAACTGGTGTTTGAGCCGTTCTGCGGATCCGGGACCCAGTTGATCGCCGCGGAACGCACCGGGCGGCGCTGCTGCGCGGTGGAACTTGATCCGGTCTATTGCGATGTCGCGGTGCGGCGGTGGGAGATGGCGACGGGGCGGAAGGCTGGCTTGGACAGGGAATGACGCCACTTGCGGGGCAGTGAGGGTTTAGGATCAACTGCAAGCCACGCCTACTCTGACCATCGTCAGCGACAGAACGGGGATGCGGGCACTTGGGAATCGAACATTGGGATGAAACCAGGCAGCGCTGGATCCAGTATCGCAGTGAAGCCGACCACAGTGCAGACTGCCGGGCTTACCCCTATGAGGCAGTACCTGGACGGATACTTCTCGACACCAATGTGGTGAACCTCCTCATCAACTACCCAGAGCAGGTTTTCGAACAGCAGCCGCTTCCGGCCCTCGAGGATGCGATGCTCGCCGAAGACCTCGAAGCGCTGATGCACATCTTCTACGTCGGAAGACGGGCAAACTGGTCGGTCATGGCATCTCGAAAGACTCTGGATGAAATCGACAAGACACCTGATCCTGAGCACTGCCAGCGACTGCGAGACTTCGCTGTAGAATTGATCTCTCCTGAGGATGAAGCGAATGCATACGCCTCCGTTGTCGGGCGGCGTATGCTCGATGCTCCATTTACCGACCGTTTGCCAGACAGGGCGGATCGGGAACTGATTGGTAATGCCGTGGGCCTCGAGTGCGATGTCTTCTGCACCAGAGACCGACGAACTATTATAAGGAAACGGGACCAGTTGAGGCTACTGCCGATCCGGGTCCTTACACCTTTGGAGTGGTGGCTGCATGTTCGCCCTTGGGCAGGGCTATGCACATAGGCCAGCCCCACTCGAGCTCGATCACCTCCGACCCGATCAGTTGGCCTCCTTGACGACCCGGTAAACCGTCCCCCTGCCCTCGACTTTGTCGGCGGTGATGGGCAGGCCCAGTTTCTTCTTCAGGGCGCCCGAGAGCGAACCCCGGACCGTATGCGACTGCCACGAGGTCGCCTCCACCATCTCGGCGATGGTGGCGCCCTCGGGGCGCTGCAGCATGTCGATGATCAGCGCCTGCTTGGTGCCCGCGCGGGCGGCGACGGGCTTCGCGCTGTCGGCGTCGTCAGGCGTCCGGTACATTTCGGGCTTCGGCTTGGCCATTCGCGCGCTGGTGACCGCACTCGCGACGACCGGCTCGATCCCGATGGCCTCCAGCCCGGCTGCGGTGGCGATCAAGGTGGTGCCGTGACCATCGCCGGTTTCGCGCCAGAGCGGCTCACCCCGCCGGAGGTTGGCCTCGACCTCCTCGAGCCAGCCGCGGGCGATCATCTTGCCCACGACCATCTTTGCGGCCGCACCTGCCACTCTGTTCGGGAGCGGCAGGGCGAGGTTGCCGGGACGCGCGGCAGCACGCGCGAGGATCAGTGACTGGGTGTCGGACAGTCGGGTCATGGTCAGCCCTCCGCGCCAATTGACAAGCCCGGGCGGCCGAAGCCGATGATGGGCAGAATGAAGGCCGCGTCCTCGGCGTCGCGGTCCTCGGCATCGAGCCAGTCGTCCATCGCGGCGCGGGCGGTGGCGATGTCGGGGAACTGGCCGAGCCAGCCAAGGTTGCCGTCCCGGTCGATCAGGACGATGCAGGGTTGGGCGTGCAGGAGTGTCATGGGGTCGTCTCCGGTGGCGGGCCGCGACCATCGCGGCCGTCCTACGACCCCGACCCCGCAGACATGGCGGGGCAAGTTGATATGTCGATGTTCCCAAGCGTCAGGCGGCGTGTTCGCCCTCGGCGAAGGCCATGTCGGCGATCTCGCGCAGCCGGGCGCGGTAATGGTTCAGGGTGCCGACGTGGCCCCAATGGATCTCGTCGGGGTCAGTCTGGAAGTGGTCCGCGCTCAGGGCGGCGAGGCGTTCCAACATGGCGTAGATCTCGAGCTTGGCAGCGATGAAGGCGTCGAGGGCCTTGGAATTGTCGGTGACGGGGCGGGTGATCATGGCGGGGTCGTCCTTCGGTGAGTTGCATCGTCTGGTCACGATGATCATCGCTCTGATCGGGCGAATGTCGTAGGCAATTGTGATCGTTATCAGTTGTTTAGGTTTTCTGTTCCTCGACTATTCCGTTCTGCTTCGGGTCATGCGATCCGGTCGGGCGCGGTCAGCGCCGCCTGCTCGGCCTCATGGCGCTGGGCGGCATCTCGTGGATCGCGGCCGGCATTGACGAGCGCCACGAAGAGCGCGCGGGTGATGACGGCGACCTCGTCGGCCCCGGCGCCCGAGAGCGGAACATCGTGGATGGCAATCGCCTCGCCGAGATCGGTCAGAGCATAGAGCGTGGCAAACTCGGCTTCACCCGGATCGCAAGTGACCGTGTCGCGATCCTCGGGCGTGACGGCGACGCTGCGGCAGAACCGCAGGTCGAACCCGATGGCACAATTGCGCCGGATCAGATCGTCAAGGGTGTCGCCTTCGGGCAGACAGTTGGGAGTGGCGCTCATGGTCGAAGTCCCTTCAGGTCTGCGGCGCGGTTGCCGCGCGGCGTCCTGCCTCGAAGGCGGCTTCCAGCGCGGAGCGGACCGCCCAGACGGCGTGGTCGTGGAAATCGAGGCTGTCGGACATGCGGGTCTCGAGGGTGTCGAGGAAGAGGTGACGTTCGGCGATCTCCAGAAGCAGCGCGTCACGGGCGGCGTCCGGGTTCGGGGCGGGTCTGGAGACGGTCTTGGAGCGGCGGGTGACCATGATCACTCCTCCCAGCGGTGTTCGGGGTGGGTGGTTCGGGCGCGGGCTTCCTCGCGCATCATCTCATGGGCGCGGGCCATCTCGACCATCCCGTCAGCCTGGCTCATCCGCCCCGACATGACCTCGTCCATGACCCAGTTGACCCGCTCTTGCGCGGGGCTGGTGTGGGTCTTCCACCCCTCGCTCATAGAACTGTGCCCCATCTTTTCTTGTGCGCGCATGGCTCCCTCCGATCGTTGTGCCCGGGCGCGGGATGCACCCGCGACCTGACACGAAGAATCGCTCCTGAGGGGAGTGTAATCAACTGAATTAGACGATCTTTCCTGTTTATTTACAATATGTTGAGGATGCGGCCAGCGCCATGGAAGGACTGTCCGAACGCGCCTATGCGCTCCATTCCGGGCTCTCGCGCGGCGCGGTGCAGAAGGCACGCAAGTCCGGGCGGCTGGTGGTCTACCCGGACGGGTCGATCAATTCCGCAGCCTCGGATGCGCGGCGGGGTGCGGCGACAGACCCGGATCAGCAGCTGCGCGCGCGAGGCGGATTGGTCGGGATAGGTGGTGGAGGCAGTGTTTCTGGCGAGGGCAATGCGGTCTCCGGCCCGGGGGACAGCACCTCCTATCTGAAGGCGCGCACGGCGCTGACGGTCTACCAGGCGCAGGACAAGCAACTCGCGATCCAGAAGAAGAAGGGCACGCTGGTGGATCGGGCGCGGGCCGAGACGCTGGTGTTCCGGCTCGCCCGCCAGGAACGCGACGTCTGGGTGACCTGGCCCACCCGCGTCGCGGCGCTGATGGCCGCACAATTGTCCGCAGAGATGGAGAAGGCATCGGGCACACCCGTGACGATCGAGACTGCGATCCTGCAGAGGGTGCTGGAAACCCATGTCCGAGAGCAGCTCGACGCCCTCGCAGACCTCAGGGTCTCGCTCCAATGAGGGAAAGCGCGACAACGACCAGCCCCAGACAGGCCTGACCGACGTTGACCTGACCGCCGACCTCGATCTTGGCTTCGAGGGGGCCGAGGACCTGCTTCGGGCCTGGCGGCGTGGGACACGGCCGGACCCGGACCTGACGGTATCGGAATGGGCGGACCAGCATCGCTGGCTGTCGTCGCGCGCCTCAGCCGAACCGGGACGGTATCGCACCGCGCGCACACCCTATCTGCGGGCGATTATGGATGCGCTCTCGCCCGGCCATCCGGCGCAGCGGGTCTCGTTCATGAAGGCCGCACAAGTCGGCGCCACGGAGGCCGGCAACAACTGGATCGGTTTTGTCATTCATCATGCGCCCGGCCCGATGCTGGCCGTCCTGCCGACGGTCGAGATGGCAAAGCGCACGTCGCGGGGGCGGCTTGATCCGCTGATTGCCGACAGCCCCGTGCTACGGGAGAAGGTGAGCCCCGCCCGGTCGCGGGATGCCGGGAATTCGATGCTGTCGAAGGAATTCCCCGGCGGCATCCTGGTGCTGACCGGCGCGAACAGCGCGACAGGCCTGCGGTCGATGCCCGCGCGCTATGTGTTTCTGGACGAGGTCGATGCCTATCCCGCCTCGGCCGACGAGGAAGGCGATCCGGTCACGCTGGCAGAAGCCCGCACGACGACCTTCGCGCACCGGCGCAAGGTGTTCATGGTTTCGACCCCCACGATCCGGGGGCTGAGCCGGATCGAGCGGGAGTACGAGGCTTCCGACCAGCGGCGGTACTTTGTCCCCTGCCCGCATTGCGGAACGATGCAGTGGCTGCAGTTCGAACGGCTGCGCTGGGCGAAGTGGAAACCGGAAACCGCCGCCTATCACTGCGAGGGGTGTGATCGCCCCATCGCCGAGCATCACAAGACGGGCATGCTCGCCAAAGGCGAATGGCGGACGACAGCGGTGTCCGCCGATCCGGCGGCCATCGGGTTCCACCTCTCGGCGCTTTACTCGCCGATCGGCTGGAAGAGCTGGGAGCAGATCGCACGCGACTGGCTCGCGGCGCAGGGCTCCGACGCGATGCTGCGCGCCGCGCGCAACACGCTGCTGGGCGAGACCTGGATCGAGTCAGGCGAGGCGCCGGAATGGCAGCGGCTGGCCGACCGGCGCGTGGTCTTCCCGGCGCAGATCCCTGCGGGCGGGCTGTTCCTCACGGCCGGGGCGGATGTGCAAAAAGACCGGATCGAAGTCGACGTCTGGGCTTGGGGCCGGGGCGGGACCAGCTGGCTTGTCGATCACATCGTGATCCCGGGTGGTCCGGACGACCCCGCCTGCTGGGAGAAGCTGACAGCGGTGTTGGGGCAAAGCTGGGCCCATGAGCACGGTGCCTTCATGACGCTGGCCAAGCTTGCCATCGACACCGGCTACGAGTCGGCGGCGGTCTATGCCTGGGCGCGCAAGCAGGGGATCGCACAGGTCGCCCCGGTCAAAGGGGTGGAAGGCTTCAACCGGGCGACACCGGTCTCGGGGCCAACCTTTGTCGATGCCACGGTGAACGGACGGAAGCTCAAGCGCGGGGCCCGGCTCTGGACGGTGGCCACCGCCACCTTCAAGGCCGAGACCTATCGGCATCTGCGCAACGAGCGGCCGAGCGATGAGGACCGCGCGCTGGGCCTGACCGATCCCGCCGGGACGGTCCACCTGCCGGACTGGGTCGACAGCGAATGGCTGAAGCAGCTGGTGGCCGAGCAGCTGGTCACGATCCGCGACCGGCGCGGCTATGCCCGGCAGGAATGGCAGAAGATGCGGGAGCGGAACGAGGCGCTCGACGCCCGCATCTATGCCCGCGCCGCCGCCTGGATCCTCGGGGCAGACCGCTTCGACGAAAGGATGTGGCGGCAGCTTGAGAAGCAGGCGGGAGTGGAAACACCGGCTACTGTCTCCGTGGCTACGTCCATGACGACCGTGCCGCTTTCGACACCTGACAAACCCGGTGCGCCCGAAGCCGGGCGCATTAATGCCCCACGGCGGCGTGGCTGGAAGATCAGCACGCCCAAGTACATGGAATGACGCGACCCCGATGACCCTCGACGAGTTGACCACCCGCCACAGCGCGCTTCTGGCCGCGCGCTACAGCGGCACCCGCAGCGTGAGCTATGACGGCAAGACCGTGACCTATGGCACGGATGCGGAACTGGCGGCAGCGATTGCCGACATCGAGCGGCGCATCGCGGCCTTGCAGAAGACCGGTCGTCGTGTCCTCCGGCCCTATGCCGTGAAGGATCTGTGATGGGAAACCTCTGATGTCCCCCTCCCTGAACTGGCGGCAGCGGCTAGGCGCCTTCATCGGCGGGTTCGATGCCGGCCAGCACCATCGCCGCCTGCGCGGCTTCCGCGCGACGCGGGCCCATGTGAACGCGCTGATCGCGGCCAGCGGGCCCGACATCACCGCCCGCGCCCGCTGGCTCGTGCGCAACAATGGCTATGCGGTCAATGCAGTGGAAAGCTGGGCCGCCAATACCGTGGGCGACGGGATCAAGCCGATCTCGAAGATCGGGGATGCCGCCCGCAAGGAGGAGTTGCAGCGGCTCTGGCTCGCCTGGACTGACGAGGCCGACGCCGAAGGGCTGACAGATTTCTACGGGCTGCAGCGCCGCGCCGCCCGCGAGGTCTTCTTGGCGGGCGAGGTATTCTTCCGGATCCGGCCACGCCGTGCGGATGATGGGCTCACCGTGCCCCTGCAGCTGCAGATGCTGCCTGCCGAGATGCTGCCGCTGGAGAGAAGCGGCACGGCCGCCAGCGGGAACGCGATCCGCCAGGGGATCGAGTTCGACCGGATCGGGCGGCGCGTCGCCTATCACTTCCTCCGCCGTCACCCAGGTGACAGCACCGATCCGGGGCTGGCAGGCGATATCGTGCGGGTGCCCGCGACCGAGGTGATCCATGTCATCGACCCGGTCGAGGGTGGCCAGCTGCGCGGCGTCTCGAAACTGGCCCCTGCCATCGTGAAGCTCTTTCTGCTCGACCAGTATGACGATGCCGAGCTCGACCGGAAGAAGGTCGCGGCGATGTATGCGATGTTTGTCACCTCGCCCGCACCGGAAAACCCGCTCGCTCCTCCCGATAATGAGGCGGACCCAGCCGGGGTGGAGATCAGCCCGGGTCAGATCGTGCGGCTCGATCCGGGTGAGGATGTGACCGTGGGCCAGCCTGCCGACAGCGGGGTCACCTATGAGCCCTTCCAGTACCGGACGCTCCTGCAGATCTCGGCCGCGCTGGGCATCCCCTATCCTTATCTCGCCAACGACATGGTGAAGGGGAACTTCTCGAACTCGCGCCTCGCCCTGATCGAGTTCCGCCGCCGCGTCTCGGCCTGGCAGCATTCCGTCATGGTCTGGCAGCTCTGCCGTCCGGTCTATGCGCGCTGGATGGATGCGGCGGTGTTGTCGGGGGCGCTGACACTTCCGGGATATGAGGCCAACCGGTCCCGTCTTCTGGCAGCAGACTGGTTGCCAACCAAATGGGACTGGGTCGACCCCCTCAAGGACGCCAATGCCGAGATCGCCCAGATCGAGGCGGGCCTGAAATCCCGCACGCAGGCCATCGCCGAGCGCGGCTATGACGCCGAACAGGTCGACCGCGACATCGCCGCCGAGCGTGCGCGCGAACGCGCACTGGGCCTTGACTTCCGCAGGCCAGGGTCGCCTGCGCAGGGCGTGCAGGCGTTGGGCGGTACGGAGGGGGAGGCCGCAAGTCGAAACCCCGATGCCGAGGAAGACGAGACTGACGACGCGGAAGATCGCCCGCGCGGGGAAGAGGACCAACTCTGATGCTCCACGCCCGCATTGCCGCGCGCGCCTTCAACACGCCGCTGCTGGTCGAACCCACCAAGGCCATGGCCTTCCTGTCCGGCCTCGGGCCCCGCATCCTCGGACGGCGGGTTGAGATGGCAGAGGGAACTGACACGCCGGAAAGAACCACCTCAATCCCCGCCCGCGCGAGCATCCTGGCAGGTGACCTTCTGGAGAGTGCAGGGCAGCGCGGCGAGGCGCCCTACCCAGTGGTCGACGGCATTGCGGTGATCGAGATCGCGGGCGTGTTGATCCATCGCGGGTCGTGGATCGGTCAATCGTCGGGCCAGACCAGCTATGAGGGGATCGCCGCGCAGATCGCGGCGGCGGCGAATGACCCGAACCTGCGCGGCATCGCATTGGAAATTGACAGCTTTGGGGGCGAGGTTGCGGGAGTCTTCGACCTGGCTGATCGCATTCGTGCAACCCGGGCCGCAAAGCCGGTCTGGGCTTTCGTTGCAGAACATGCCTTCTCCGCGGGATATGCCTTGGCCTCACAGGCCGACCGCATCCTGCTGCCGCGCACTGGGGCGGTGGGAAGCATCGGTGTCGTGGTGATGCATGCTGATCTCAGCGGCCAACTCGATCAGGACGGCGTGCGCGTGACGCTGATCCATTCCGGCCGCCACAAGGTCGATGGCAATCCCTACGCGCCCCTGCCGGCGGAGGTGCGGGATGACATCCAGCGCGAGATCGACGTGCTGCGTTTCCTCTTCACCGAGACCGTCGCAGCCGGGCGCGGCAATCGGCTGAACCAGGACGCCGCGATGGCGACCGAGGCCGCGACCTATCGCGGGGCGGATGCCGTTGCCGCGGGCCTGGCCGACGAGGTCACCGATCTGGCGCGCGGCTTAGCGATGTTCCGGCAGCATGTGACCCGCAACCGGACGCTCTCCGTGGCGCGCATCCCGCGCGCTCTTTCTACCCCGCGCGTCCTACGCGCATCCCTTCCCCACCCCAGACAGGAGGCACGCATGGCCACCGAACAAGACCAGGATGACAGCCCCGATGAGCCCGGCAGTGATGCAACGAATGCAGAGAGCGGCGAACCCGATGCCGCCGAAGACGAGCCTGCGGCTGCGCCTGCCTCTCCAGCGGCAGGGTCATCACTCGTCCTTGCCCCCGCCGAGGCCCCTGCCCCTGCGGGGGCAACGGCCCAGCCGGGCAATCTGGCCGCGCTTTCGGCGCAGTTGCGCGAGGCGGCGGCGGAGATCGCCGAGATCGCGGCGCAGGCCGGGCGACTCGGGGTCGCCATCGATGCGGCAAAAGCGCTCCGCGACGGAACGGCGCCTGAGGCCCTGCGCCGCCTCGTCCTCGAGCGGGCCAGCGCCGCCGCGGATGCCCGCGACGTTGTCGCTGCGGCGCCCTCCCTCGTCCTGCCGCAGCCGAAGGAAAGCCCGATCGTCGCGGCCGCAAAGCGCGCGGCGGCCGACGGAAAGCGCCGCTGACGCTGCGCGCGACACCCGACCACTAACCTCCCTGCAAATCCCACCGCCCTACTGGTCCCCCGCCGCACATCCCCGGCGGGGGTTTTTCTTTTGCCCCCCTGAAACAGGAACAACGCCATGACAGTGCTCACCCAACCGCCCAGCATGGGCGACATCCTCAAGTATGAGGTCAATCCGAACTACACCCGGGAGGAGGTGACCCTCCTGCAGGGCATGCCCTATCCGGTTGGCTCGGTCCTTGGCCGCATCACCGCCAGCGGCAAGTACAAGCTCGCCACCTCCGGCGGCAGTGATGGTGCGCAGACGGCGACGGCCGTCCTGCTCTATGCCGTCGATGCCACCCTCGCTGATGCTACCGGCATCGTGCTGGCCCGGGGCCCTGCCATCGTCTCGAGGGCCGCGCTGGCCTACGACGCCACCGTCGATGACGCGGGCAAGATCACCACCAAGATCGGCCAACTGGCCGCCGCGGGCATCATCGCGCGCAACACCGCCTAACCACTGCAACGAGGTCCCGACCTCGGTCGTTTTCCATTTCGCCAGTCGTCAGATCTGCGCCCCTAACCCCTCTTTCCCCGGAGTTCCCCATGACCATCACCCGCAACCCATTTGACGCGGGCGGCTATTCGCTCGCGGAGATGACGCAGGCCATCAACATCCTGCCCAACCTCTACACCCGCCTCGGCCAGATCGGCCTCTTCCGTTTCGAGGGTGTGACCCAGCGCTCCATCGTCATCGAACAGCGCGCCGGTGTCCTGAGCCTCCTGCCCTCGGTCCCGCTCGGCGCCCCCGCCACCGTCGGCAACCGCGAGGCCCGCGCGATGCGCTCCTTCGCCCTGCCTTGGATCCCGCATGACGATGTCATCCTGCCCGCCGACATCCAGGGCATGCCCGCACTTGGCGTCTCGGATGCCGCCGACCCGCTGGTCGAGGTGATGAACCGCAAGCTCACCCTGATGCGGCGCAAGCATGCCCAGACCCGGGAATACATGGAGATGAACGCGCTCCGCGGCATCGTGAAGGATGGGGCGGGCACCACGCTCTACAACTACTTCACCGAATTCGACCTCGCCCAGATCTCGGTCGACTTTGTCTTCGGCACCGCGGGCACCAACATCCAGGGCAAGGTCCGCACCACCTTGCGCGCCATCGAAGACAATCTCTTCGGCGAGACCATGACCACGGCCCATGCACTGGTCAGTTCCGAGTTCTTCGACAAGCTGATCAGTCATCCCAAGACGGAAGAAGCCTACAAGTTCTTCTCCGCCACCGGCGGCCAGCCCCTGCGTGAGGACATGCGCCGCGCCTTCCCCTTCGCGGGTGTCCTCTTCGAGGAATACAACGGCTCCGTCACCCTCTCGAACGGCACGGCGGAACGGCTGATCCCAGCAGGCGAGGGCATCGCCTTCCCGCTCGGCACCTTCGACACCTTCACTACCTATGGCGGGCCTGCAAACCTGCTGGAGACCGCCAACACCGTCGGCCTGCCGCTCTATGCCCGGCAGATGATGGATGCGAAAGGCCGCTGGATCGATCTGATGACGGAAGGATCGATCTTGCCGGTCAACAAGCGTCCTCGGTTGGCGATCCGGCTGCACACGTCGAACTGACGGGAACGGGAAAAGCAGCAGGTACGCGCATGTCCATCTTCTCCGCCGCTATCGACAACCTCTTCGCCGATCCCACCATCGCGCGCGACGCGAGTTACACTGCTGACGGCGGAGCGCCGGTCATCGTCCGCGTGGTCATGCGCCGCGCGGACGAGATCACCGGCTTCGGGGAGGCGCGGCTCTGGTCGGAAGCCACGCGCGTCGATCTGCGCGTGGCCGAGGTCCCGAACCCGCGCCCCGGCGACCGGATCGAGATCGACGGCGAAGCCTTCCTCATTCAGGGCGAGCCGGTGCGCGATCGCGAGCGGCTGGTCTGGACGCTCGACCTGCGGCCTGCGTGACGGCGATGAAACTGAAGATCGAGATCAGCCCGGACATCGCCGCGCTGATGGCGGCCGAAGTCCGCGCCGGTGAAAAGGCCGTCACCACCGCCATGCGTGAGGCCGGGACCGGCCTCAAGTCCGCCTGGCGGGGTCAGATCACTGGCGCGGGGCTCGGGCAGCGGCTGGCCAACTCGATCCGTCTCGCCAGCTTCCCGAAATCGGGCGAAAGCCTGAATGCAGCGGCGCTGGTCTGGTCGCAGGCGCCGGTCATTATCAGCGCGCATGACACCGGGCCGCTCATCAGGGCACGGGACGGGTTCTGGCTGGCGATCCCGACCGAAGCTGCTGGCAAGTCCGCGCGCGGGGGACGGATCACCCCCGGCGAATGGGAGCAACGGACCGGCCTGACCCTGCGGTTCGTCTATCGCCGAAGAGGACCGAGCCTGCTGGTGGCCGAAGGGCGGTTGAACACCAAGGGTCGCGCCGTGGCGTCCCGGTCGAAAACCGGCCGAGGCGTGGTCACCGCGCCAATCTTCCTGCTGGTGCCGCAGGTCAGGCTGCCGAAACGGCTGGATCTGGCGCGGGATGCGGAGCGGGCGGTGGACGGTGTGCCCGGGCTGATCGTGAGGAACTGGACAAGGATAGAAGAGTGACCTTCGCAAGGTTGTCGGGTCGTCACTGTTCCAGATGGTCAATTTGGACGTTCGACCGGCAACGCGGGCTCTATCGTGAAGTGCATGAAGCGGTCGAAGAGAGGCGTCTTCTGATACAGCAGATCGTAGACCGTCGACGAAGCCGACGGCGGCGCCGTTGTTCGCATCAGTCCAAGCCACGTCAGCGGTATGAGATACACCGACCTCATGTAGATCTCGAGGACGGCGGGTGTGTCGTCGAGGAACTTCTCGGGGGGCACGAAACAGTAGCGCGTCAGTTCCGGTACCGTTCGAGGGACGTCCGCCGTCATCGACAGACCCCAGAAGACGATCCCCGCCTGTTCATGAACCCAAGGCTTGGCGAGCTTTGTCAGAGTTCCCGGATTGATCTTTGTGAATGTCGCTTCGAATACGGACCGCGCTGTTGAGACGTCAATCCGGTTTTCACGCAGGCGACGCCCGGCTTCAGTGACCTTGATACGCCCGTCGGCGACCTCGACGAACTGGCAGGACTTCGCGAGAGCGATCAGAAAGTCGAGAGGACCAAGGTTTTCCTGGTCAAGCGGGCGTCGAAGCTGCCGGGTCAGTTCGATGTCGAAGCCTGGCCAATCGGTCGTCGCCAGAAGCAGGTCGAGACTGTCCGAGGCCATCTTGCCATCTGGAAGCATGACGATCCGCCCCTCATCGATCAGGGTCAGAAACAACCGCAAATTGGAGAAGACCGCCGACGCAGAAAGATCCGCGGCTGTGTCGAGATAGTCGAGATGGAGCGGAGACTGCGGGGCGTTGAATGGCACCAGCCCGTAGAAAGTCTCCGGTGACAGCTGCGTCCACGCTGGATACACATCCTTGAGCCACTCGGTCAGCTTGGGCGGAAGTGGCGTCGATAATCTGATTCTCGCCATCTAGGTTCGGTTCCCATTTCCTCGCGAAGTCAGAGTATCGCATGCCCACCTCTCGCGAAACTATCCTCACCGCGCTGAATGCGCGGCTCACCATGCTGCCCGCCACCGCCTTGCGCGGTGATGTGCTGCCCGAGCGCGTGCCCACCGCTGGTCTCCTGATCCTGCGCGACGGCGAACCAGGGGATCCGGAGGTGACGCTCTCGCCGCTGCGCTACCACTACCAGCACCGGGCCGAGATCGAGGCAGTGGTGCAAGGCGCGTCCCGTGATGCCGCATTCGACACGCTGATCGCCAGCATCGGTGTGGCGATTGCCACCGACCGGACACTCGGCGGGCTTTGCGACTGGGTCGAAGCGGAAGCGCCCCGCCCCATCGATCTGCCGGTCGAGGGTGCCGCGAGCCTGAAGGCGGCGGTGATCACCGTCGTCCTGCACTACACCACGGCCGACCAGCTCGGCTGATCCTCACACACGACAGGAGTTGAGACATGGCACGAGCCCAGGGGGCGCGGGCGCAGATGGCGCTTGCGTTCGAGACGACATACGGCACGCCGCCTTCGGGCGGGTTCACCCGGGTGCCCTTTGCCAGCACCTCGCTGGGCTCCGAGCAGCCGCTCCTGAACAGCGAGCTCTTGGGCTACGGCCGCGATCCTCTGGCCCCGATCAAGGACGCAGTGACGGCAGACGGCGATGTCGTCGTGCCAATCGATGTGGCGGCCTTTGGCTTCTGGCTGAAAGCCGCCTTCGGGGAGCCTGTGACCACCGGCGCGGAGGCTCCTTACACCCATGCGTTCCAGTCGGGGAACTGGTCCCTGCCCAGCATGGCGATCGAGACCGGCATGCCCGAGGTGCCGCGCTATGCAATGTACACCGGCTGCGTGCTGGACCAGTTGTCCTGGCAGATGCAGCGCTCGGGACTCTTGACCGCGACGGCCCGCCTCGTGGCACAGGGCGAGACTGTGGGGGCGACTTCCAGCGTTGGCACGCCCGCCGCCATTGAGCTGCAGCGCTTCGGTCACTTCAACGGGGCGATCACCCGCAACGGCAGCGACTTAGGCAATGTGGTCTCGGCCGAGATCACCTATGCCAACAACCTCGACCGGATCGAGACCATCCGCTCGGACGGCCGCATCGATGGCGCGGACCCCTCGATCGCCGCGCTCACGGGGCGGATCGAGGTGCGCTTTGCAGACCAGACGCTCGTGACGCAGGCGATCAACGGCGACCCCTGCGAGCTGGAATTCGGTTATTCGCTGCCCTCGGGCGAGAGTTTCACGTTCACGGTGCATGCCGTCTACCTTCCGCGTCCCCGGATCGAGATTTCCGGCCCGCAAGGCGTGCAGGCGACCTTCGACTGGCAGGCCGCCCGCGACAGCACCCTCGGCCGCATGTGCACCGCAACCCTGATCAACGACGTGGAGATGTATTAATGATCCGCCTGAACCTGACGGCCGCGCCTGCGTGGCTGGACCTCGCCCCCGGCCTTCGCCTGCAGGTCGCGCCACTGACCACCGCGCTGATGGTCTCCGCCCGCGCCGATCCGCTGATCGAGGCCCTGCCGGAGACGGCCACTCAGGAGGAACTGGCGCTGGCCATGGCCAAAGCGGTCGCGCGGCGTGCCGTGCTGGACTGGGAGGGTGTCGGGGATGCCGCGGGTAATGCCGTGCCGGTCACCCCGGAGGGCATCGATGCTCTCCTGAACATCTGGCCGGTCTTCGAGGCCTTCCAGACCCGGTATGTCGCTAAGGGCCTGATCCTGGACGCAGAAAAAAACGTCTCCGCG